TCGGGGGTGAGTGCTCCTAAGGAGCCACTCACGCATTTGCGGGGGCAGGTTCACTTCCGGTTGGTTGGAGCCCCTGGCTGAGTTCCAGTTTTCGGAGGCGCTCTTCGAGCGTTGGTCTTTCCTCCGGCAGGGACCTTCCCTCTAGGTAAGCCGTCACGCTGGGTTTTTCCAGCAGTGACGTTACCATCCGACTGACCGTTAGCCTTGCCTTGTTTAGGCAAGCCTGCAGGTTGTCGAGGTCCCTTCGCACCTTGTTTGGCGCGTCTTGGTAACTCATCCCGAGTGCCACTTCCACCGCGGTTTGAATGCGGTCGGGAAGTTCCTGGATTAGCGCGAGTTTGCTTGGCATCGTTAAGCATTGGTAACGATGCGTCCACGGAGCCTGGCGCGACGCCTTCTTCATCGATCGTATGAGCAACGGTACTCTCTTCGCTGTCATGAGTGATCGGCTCCTCCACATCCTGCATTGAGGCAAAACGCCCAATGAGTTTATCGACTGTGTCTTCGTCGATACCAGTACGGGAGACAAGGATTTGTTTCATCAGATGGGCGTCTTGCGGATGTTGTGGCCATGTTCCATCACAAGTCATCCAATAGGGCTTCTCTTTATTCCGGCTACGCCGGGCATCCCTAACTTCGCGAGTTGAAGCTTTGGGCCCGTATAGTCGTAGTACCATTTTGCAGTAGTCACTAATGAGTGGCGTAAGCGCATCGGTACAGAGGTAGCCTTCGACGCGGTCGCAAGCCGCATCAGCTATGGGTATTGTGGGGTCACGTGTTGTTAAATGCAGTTTTCGCAGAGTGCGCAACGGATCTTGGATCGTCGTTGGAGTGTTGAGTGGGTCCACAAACACACGGGATAGGAAGCACAAACCCATTTCTGGGTTGTACCTCTCAACCTTAAGTTCGAGTCCGTAACATTTGGCGGCGCGGTTGACTGTTTTCTGGATGGTTGCTCTCGCAAGGCCATCGTCACCGCACTTCGGTCCAATTAGTCCGAACAGGTCCTCAGGTTCTGTGTCGGGGTGCTCAAATTTGAGCGCCGTATATTCGACACAGCCGTTGTACATCGTGTTGTGGAGCGTTGTTGTCGGGCTCCCACTCTTGACACCCATGCCTGGTTCATACCGGAAACCAAAGCGCTTGGCTTTGGCTGGACAGTTGATGATCGTGTCCATGAACGATATTATCTCGTCGCGATATTCGGGGCGAAACGCTTGTACCATCGCCTTTTGGGCAATGTTCCTTTGCATCCACCCTGAAACCCTTCCGTCCAGGTTCGAAAAATCAGTTTCTATGACTTCGGCGTCACAGTCGCTGACGAACTCGCAGACGCCGTCGGCGATCTCGGTTGGGTTTCTGCCTGGATAGTACCAATGTTTGTTGTGATCAGCGTGTAGCACCTCGTCCGAATAGGCCAAGGTGTATCGGGAGATTTTCAATATTAACATTATGTCAGCAAACCCAGAGATGATCCTACTTGACTTCATCCCTGGTTCGTTCTTGTTGAACGATTCAATCAACTTACGGGGTTCGACGCCGATAAGCTCAAAGACGGCGCGGAGCTGGAGCTGTTGTGAGGGCTTGTTCAAACGCTTAATGGTTTCCTCGAATGATAGTGGGTCGAGGTCCTTAAACGGCCCGT